TAAATAAACAATCTAATTCAAATGAATTTAAATGTTCATTTAAATTTTTATAATAGTCATCTAAATTTAAATTTGGGTTTTTACTATAGTAATCATTTTTAAGGTCTGGATTAACTTTTATTGAATTAAAATTACTCATGTAATTATTTTTTGGAGAGTATAATGCAGTTCCACAATCATTATGTTTTGATAAATATATTATAGCTGTAAACTTTGATTCATGATCGTTGTGTATCCAACCTTTTCCAGGATTTTCTTTGTTTAAAATATGAGCTTCAATATCTTCATATTTTATTTTTTGAAATGAGGACGTAGCGTTCCATCCTACTGTTTGAAAGATTTGATGATCAGAATATAACAACCTTATAATTTTAAAATTAATGTTTTCAAATAAATTAAAATCAAATTCATTTTCTGGTTTTGCTCTCAATCCTGGATAGTTTGTACTAATTTTTTGATAGTTCAATGATTCAGCGTAATCTCTGATATGGTCAGGTTTATCGAAAAAATTATTTACTTGTAAGCTAGGAAAGTTCATTTAAAAAACACTAGTTTCACGTATAATATAGATTTGGTCTTTTATCAAATTTATACTCTGGATAATGTATTCCATCTTTTTCTATGTAATGTATAAAAACTTGTGAATGGCTATCGTAAGGAAGTTCATGTCTCCAGTGTTCTTGTTCGCATCCTTTATATATAACAGCTTGACCAATTCCTAATTCAAATTTTTTATCTTCTACATAAATCGCCCAATCGCTTCCACCATCACCACCTAAATTTAAAGTTATACTTACTTGACATGAAGGTCTATCTTTGTGTGGTGGACAATCTTGACCTTTAAAATATCTTCTCCAAAAAGAATATGTAGGCACTAATTCTTTACCATACGCTTCTTCAACTTTTGGTTTGAGATAATGAAGTACATTTTCAAAAGGAGGGTCAGCATACATTTGACAAGTGTCAGAAAACGCATCACCTTCTATTGGCTCTCTTTGGACATATTTGTTTTCTATTAAATAATCAATATGACATTTTAATAATTCAACTTGAGAAGTTGAAAGACAATCTATTATTTTATTCATGTTGAGATATTATGCGATTTAATAAGATAATTCAATAAAAATCTTACCAAGGAAAAGTTGCATTTCCATCTGCATCTTCTTTAGCAGTGGTATTATGAATATTTTCTAAAAACTGTAACTCATTTTCCATGTTTGCTTTAATTTGTGTTAACATATCAGAACCAATTCTAGTTTCTACCCAACTTTTTACATTAGCTTCTGTTACAGAATTATAAGTTATAAAAGACTCTGATACATTAGAAACATTCATGTCTAAATCTGCACCATGAACTACGTTTACACTGCCTATTGTTTCACTTGTTGCAGTTAAAGTAGCCACTATTCTAGTTATTACATCGCTATAAGTTGTTCCATCTTCTGTGATATTTTTTGTGTATAATTTATCTATTGTCCATGCGTATGTTGCCATTATGTACTCCTTAACTCTGCACTGTTCCTGAGACTGTTCCGTTATTTGTAAAAGTAAAACTTATTGGTGAGGCTCTTTCTACTGCTAATCCTGCTGCTCCTCCTGATCCACCAGAACCTCCACTTGAACCACTTGTAGTTGAGTTTGTTCCATTTGTTCCATTTGTTCCACCACCACCAGATTGACCATATCCACCACCAGCACCACCAGCACCACCAGGTCCACCATTTCCAGCCGAGCCAGTTGATCCAGAAGAACCACTAGCACCAGAATCTCCTGCGGGTAAGTTCTGAAAACCTCTACCTAATCCTCCTGCACCACCAGCACCACCATTATGACCAGTTACTTGGTTTTGTGTTTGTTGTTGTTGAGGAAAAGTTCTTCTTATTCGATACCTTGTTTCATTGTATTGAAAATCATTTTCTGGACTATTGTGGTTGTGAGAAAGGTCTAGAGGACCTCTATAATATGTGTATTGACCTGAAGTTGTAGATGTCAACCCTAGAGGAGGACCATTCCTTATCGTACTTGCACTCCATCTAACATAAACGGCTCCAGCGGGTTTAGGGTTTGCACCGTATTGAGGTGTTGTACCAGGACCATACGCAGTAAACCATCCAGTATTAAAGTTTGATCCGTTAATTGTTGGACCTTGTTGACCAGTAGTTTGTTGTTGCTGTTGTTGTTGGAGGTTACCACCTTTTCCACCGCCTCCACCACCAGCACCGCCTCCACCACCAGCTAAGATACTTCCATTATTAACAAAAGTACAAGCACTAGCGACTTTCATAGCGTCACCACCAGCAGATCCAGCAGATCCAGTGCCACCATTAGCAGATCCTGCACTACCACCAGCACCACCAGCACCAATAATAGTTCCATTATTAGTAATAGTTATTGGACCAGAAGCACCAGAATCAACCTCTAAACCATACTCGGCAGTATCATCTGCACCAAGAGTAGTGTTAGCTGGTATAGTTACAACTTTAGGATAGTCTACAGCATAGTCATCACCAAACTGATCACTTAAATTTGACTCTGTAATAGATCCAGTTGCATATGTAAAACTAAAACCTTTAGCTTGATCGTAAAAATCACTTACGTCAAGAGCACCAGAGGTTGCAATAGAAGCAGCAAGATTTGTAGCAGGATTGTTACCAGCTTTTTTTCTTATGTTAGAACCACCTCTATAAAGATCTCCAAGACTAATTGAACTCGAACCACCTACAAATTCAGTTCTTAATGCAGAGAACGCTAAAGATTGTCCAGAACTTGGTATTGCCACTGATTAACCTCCGTTAAGAATCTGTTGTTTTAGATGTGTTACTTCGTTGCTAAGTTGTTTGACTGCTTCCATTAAAACTGCTGTTAATTTACCATAGTCTACAGATTTTGTTTGCATCTCATCATCTGCTGTCAACACGACCTCTGGTACAATACCCTCCATGTCTTGTGCTAATACGCCAACTTGAGTACGAGCATTTTCTACATCATTTCTTTTGTAGTAAACACCTTGCATCTGCATAACTTTTTCTAAAGCATTTTCTATAGGACTTATATCTGTCTTAAGTCTTTTATCAGAGAAAGCAGTTACATCATTGTTAAATGTTGCAGCTCCAGCACTTGACATATCTATGGTCAATGCTGTTATTCCAGAGCCACCATCATCACCTTTAACTATAAAATCTTTATCTTGCACTTTTGTTTCTATAACAAAATCACTGCTTGAGTTTGTTAAGTGTGCAATAGCTGTTCCACCATCTTTGAATATTACGTCTGCACCATCTGCATCAAGTATAATGTCTCCAGCAGAATCAAATGTCATATCACCAGAGTTTGTTTTTACTGTGCTAACATTTACAGAACCACCAGATAAATCTAAATCTACAAAGGCATCCACAACGGCTGCACCAGAACCTGCACCATCAAGATAGACAACTTTTGTGTCTCCAGGTCCTATGGTTACGTTTGCACCAGAACCTTGTGATATTATTATGTTTTGTGATCCACTTGTAGCGTTCTCAATCATATGAACTCTTTTTAAAGTATTTGGACCTATGGTTATTGTACACGCAGAGTCTAGTGTGCCAGTGTATTTAATAAACATGGCTCTACCTTCATCTGCCGAACCATCTGCTATTGTGGTCGTATGTGTGTCTGCATTTGTTGTTATGGCTTCTGTTCCAAAACCTAATGCCTCACCAATTAATTCTAAATTTGTATTTGTTGACGTACCCCAAGTTCCAGATTCGTCACCTGTGGTTATTTCTTTTAACCTAAGATTGTTTACATATGTTGCCATTATGCTGCCTTCTCTATCCAATTAGCCACTTGCGTGGGTTCAATTAAGCTATAAACTTGTTCTTCACCAGTTGCACCAGTGCCACTAACTCCTGTTAAAGATAACACAGAACTCGCTGTTATTGCAAGAGTCCCTGCTGAAATTGATAAACTAGCCAGTGTTACTGCAATATCTGCACTACCAGTAACTGTTTCATCACCTAACGCTGTTGTTCCAACAACAGTTGTAACTGGTGCTCCAGTTGTAGTTTGTATTGTATAAACAATAGGAGTATTGGCTTGTCCACCCATTCCAGAATGGTTTATACAATAATAATATAATGTTGGAGCGTCTGTTGCTACAGTAATTTCTGTATAAGCACCTGCTGATCCAGGGGTATTAGCTGTTGTTACCCCAGTTGTATATTCACTTCCACCACCATGCGTACCATCTGAAGTTGTGCTAAATCTTAATCCATGACCAGCATTACTACTATCGCTTTGATCAAATCTGTAAGTGTTGCCTTCAAACAGTTCTAATGTGTCTTGTTGTACGCCATCAATAAAATATTTATTACCTCCAGCAGTTGATACTACAGTTACAGTTTTTGTTATTGTTGTAGCAGAATATCCACTTATAAATGTAGAAGCAGAAACACCAGTAGCTGAAACAAGTGCCGTACCAGTAACTGCCTCATCACCAATGTTTACTGTACCAGTAAGTCCAGTTTCAACAACTCTTGCACCTGCACCTGCGAGTGCATCACCAATTGCCATTGTGCCTGCAACACCAGTAACACTAAAAGTACAAGTTCCACTGACTGTTGGATTATTGGATTGACCAGTTGCTTCTAAACCAGTCATTGTAAGCGTTTGTCCTACATCGGCAAAAACACCACCACCCCAAACTCCAGCACCCCAGCCATCATTACCCCAACCAGTTAAAAATCCAATTGTGGCTTCTAAACCAGTAACACCAAAAGAAATAGGTATTTTAGGTAATACAGTGCCAACGGAAGCAGTTGCAGATATACCAGTAGGTGTGGTGACATGAACACTACTAGCTACTACTGTACCAATAGCACCAGTTGCTTCTAAGCCAGTCTCTATTACTAGAGACCCAGCAGTAACAGCAAAAGAAGTGTTACCAATACCACCCCAGCCAACAGCACCCCAGGTGCCTTGTCCCCAACCGTTAGCCATTAGGCTTTACCTTAAGCTATACGAATAATAGCGTTGGAAGCGTCAGCAGTTGGAAATTGTATTGTAAAAGTTCCAGATGTAGATGTTTTATTAGATGTAAAATCTAATACACAGACAGCTTTGTTACTATCAGAGCTATTGTATATCAAAGCTCCCATTGCAGTAATTGTTGCTGTTGTAAAACTCAAGTCTGCAAAATCTGTAAACGCAGTAGTACCAGATGTTGTTGGATCTACTCTTGTTAAACTTCCACCACCAGTTGCGTATGTTCCACTTGAGGCAACTTCACCAGTTGTTGTC